CAAAGAGACGTACAAACGCAATTTTGAGGGGGTTAAAGTTAAAATATGGGCAATAAACGTTTTGAAATGATAAAAATGGGAAAAGGTAGAAAACCAAAACCAACCGCGATGTTGAAGGCTCAAGGAACTTTTGAACCAGCACGACACAAAAACAGATTTGAAGCCGACGGCATTCCATCGGCTCCGACGATCCAAAATGCAAACGAAACGTTTGATTGGTTGGTCAAAAAGCTGGATGATTTAGGCGTCATTGCTGAGATCGATGGGATGGCTTTGCAAATGTTGGCGGATGCGTGGGAAGATTATCAAACAACGCGCGCCGTTGTTAAGGAACACGGGCCAACATATTCCACGACTACAACACAAGGCGATTTGATGTGGCGTCCACGCCCGGAAGTCGCGTTGATGAATCAGTCGTGGGACAAGATAAAAAAGATGATGACCGAATTTGGATTGACCGCATCATCACGCGCAAAGATTGAGATGAAAGAAAAGATTCAGACACTTGAAGATTTATTGGACTGATGGAAAAAATAAAACTACACAACGAAGATTGTTTGATTGCAATGCGTCAAATGAAAGACAACCAATTTGATTTGGCGATTGTAGATCCGCCGTATGGGATTGGGGCAGACGAAAAAAATAGTACAGATAAAAAACAGTCTAAAAAATCAGCGTCTAAAAGCAAAAACTACGGGAATCAAAAATGGGACAACACCACACCTAATGAAGATTTTTTCACCGAACTTAAAAGAGTAAGCAGCCGGCAAATAGTTTGGGGGGCTAATTTTTCGACTTAAAAGGGGGAATGCTTTATTGGCACAAGAGCGTAACAATGCCCACTTATTCACAAGGCGAATTGGCGTGGTTAAGCTGGTTAAAAAAAGTTGACTTTGTTTCCATAGCTTGGCACGGAATGATCCAGCACGATATGAAAAACAAAGAAACAAGAATACACCCAACACAAAAACCGGTTCGCCTTTACGAATGGTTATTAGACAACTACGCTAAAGAGGGGGATAAGATATTGGACACACATTTGGGTTCGGGATCCATTGCCGTCGCTTGCCACAATCGCGGCTTTGATTTGACTGGCTTTGAAATAGATAAAGAATATTTTGATAACGCAAAAGAAAGATTGCGCGTTCATCAATCGCAATTAACAATGTTTTAATGTACTACGACGAAAAAAAAGCCAACCGGATCATTAATTTTATTGAGCGTATATGTACGCACGTGAAAGGTGAATTGGCAAACCAACCGTTTTTGTTGGAAGAGTGGCAGAAAGAATACATCCGACAATTGTTTGGAACGATGAACGACAATGGCCGCCGGCAATACCGAACGTCGTACGTACAGATTCCGCGTAAAAATGGTAAGTCGAATTTGGTTGCCGCGATTGCCTTGGCGGTGTTCTTTGTTATTCGTGAACCCGGTGCAGAAATATATTGTTGCGCATCATCACGCGAACAAGCGAAAATCGTTTTTGATGTCATCAAACAAATGGTTCGCAACTCACCAATCTTGATGCGGGAATGTAAGATCTTCCAAAACTCAATCGTATTGAATGGCACGAACTCGTATTTGAAAGCAGTCGCCGCGGAAGCTGGGACGCTGCACGGCACATCGGCAAGCCTTTGCGTTTACGATGAACTTCACGTTGCAAAGAATCGTGATCTTTGGGATGTCATGGCGACATCACAAGGTGCAAGGCGTGAACCATTAATGATTGCGATAACAACGGCCGGTTTGTTTGATCCGACTTCCGTTTGTTATGAACTATATTCCTATGGGAAAAAGGTTGAAACGGGTGTTGTTGAAGATGAAACGTTTTTGCCTTGTATATATGAAGCGAATCCCGGTGAAGACATTCACGATGTTGAGGTTTGGAAAAAGTCAAATCCAAACTATGGCGTTTCTATTAAACCCGAATATTTCGAGAAGATGTCACGCGAAGCGAAGTCATTGCCGTCTGCAGAAATTGCATTCCGTCAACTGCATTTGAATCAATGGGTCAACTCTTTAGCATCTTGGATAGCCGATGCGCAATGGATGGAATCGTCCGGAGTGGTAGATGTTGAAATTTTAAAGGGCCGCAAGTGCTACGCTGGATTGGATTTGGCAGCGGTTGAGGATGTTTGTGCGTTTGTTATGGTGTTCCCAATGGACGATGGGTCAATTAAGGTGGTTGCAAAAATGTTTGTTTCACAAGCCGCCGTTGAAAGGCGTAGAAACCAGCCCGGCGGATCGTACGACACCTTCATAAAAGATAAGGAATTGATTGTCACGGAAGGCAATTCAACCGACTACGCGGTGATTGAACGAGTGATCAAAGAATCAGCGGAACTTTATGACCTTCAATCGATAGCGTTTGACCGCTGGAACTCAAATTCATTGGTTGCTAATCTAACGGATGCCGGTATTGAAATGGATCCGTTTGGTCAAGGCTTTATTTCAATGACTGCGCCAATTAAGAACGCCGAAATTTTAATCAAAAAAAATTGTTGCACCACGGCGGAAATGGAATGTTGAGATGGATGGCGGCGAACGTTGTCACTAAAAAAGACGATGCGGAAAATATAAAGTTCTCTAAATCAAAGGCGGGTGACAAGATTGACGGCATTATTGCAATGATTATGGCGTTGGGTGAGATGATTACGATGGAAGGGAAAGACGTTTCCGGCACGTCAACATACGAATCACAAGAAATCAGAATGTTATGATGAAGATAAACGACGCAAGACAGTTGGGATTAAGGCTTTTTGAATGCGGGTTCACGCCGTGGATAGCGCAAACTGGTGACGGATATATCATCCGCATTATCTTAGAGGGTGAAATGATTGATGTTTTTCGCACGGATGTGCAAGCGAATCAAACAAATTGAGTATATTCACGATATGAATCCAGTTGACGACATAAAAAAGGCGACATCATAGAGATGACGCGAACGGGAAAAGAGTTCTTTGTTGAATCAATCACGCCGTTGGGTATTGTGTTAAAGGAATGCACGCGCTACGTTTCATTTTCTAAAGCGGCATTAGATGAAAGATTAAAAAGAAAAACGGCGGTACATAAAAGCATTTAGGGAACCATGGATCGATCTGATCCATTTGGTGTTTGGTTGAAGGGGCGTTGTGGTGTACGTCCCTTTTTTATTTTTGCACGTTGCAAATGATAACGTATATTGACCACGAATTGTACAATCATTTTCAAACGGATGGCCGAAAATCAGAATTTATTTGGGCGAATAATCGGAGCATTTAGAAACAATCCGAACCGCCCATCAACATCTTTGTCGAATCCAGCCGAATGGCTCTTTAGCGACAATGGTTCAGCGACGGGGATCGCAATCACAGAAAATTCAGCAATGCAATTGTCGGCCGTATTTGGTGCCGTTCGTGTTATATCGGAAACGATGGCCGCATTGCCGTGGGACGTTAAGCAAACGAGCAACGGCGTTGTGTCAACTGCTGAATCCCACCCAATCAATAAACTTATACATCACCCGAATTCAATGATGACGGACTTCACCTTTCGTGAAATGTGTCAAGCGAATTTGTGTCTACATGGGAACGCGTTTATCATTATACAACGCGATCAAGCGGGCACACCAAAACGATTGATCCCGGTTCACGCGAATCACGTTGAAGTCAAGGTGTATAAAGATGAAAAGTTCTACACGGTAAACGGAAAAGAAACGTTTGACGATTCCGAGATGATCCATTTGGTTGGATTAAGTTTCGACGGCATCGTTGGAAAATCAGTTCTTGAGGCCGCACGTGAATCCATAGGTTTAGGATTGGCAGCCGATAGATTTGGCGGTTCATTCTTTGGCAATGGCGCAAACGTTTCAGCGGTGTTAACACATCCGGGACGTTTATCAGACGAAGCCTATAAAAGATTGATGCGTTCGTGGACTCAAAAGAATTCCGGAATGGACAACAGTCACAAGACGGCAATCTTAGAAGAGGGAATGAGCGTTGAAAAAATGAGCATTTCACCACAAGAATCACAATTCATTTCAACACGGAAATTCGGCGTTGAAGACATCGCAAGATTTTTCCGCATTCCATTAGCTTACCTTGGATCATTAGAAAATTCAAGCACACGCGCCAACATCGAGGAGCAAGGAATCCAATTCCAAAGAAACACAATCTTGCCGTGGGTAAAGCGTTGGGAATCAGAATTCAACCGTAAGTTATTTTTTAAGGGATTCAGAGTATTACGTTCGTTTTAATATGGATGGATTGTTGCGTGGCGATGTTCGTTCGCGTTACGAAGCCTATACAAAAGGACGCCAATGGGGATTTATTTCGGCCAACGATATCCGTAAGCTGGAAAATATGCCACCAATTGAAGGCGGCGACATCTACTTACAACCATTGAATATGGTTGACGCGGCAAAACAAGATATAATCACCGACGGTGAACAATAACATAACGCAAATGAAAAACATCGAAAAACGTGTGATGGGAAAAAATGGCGACGAAATAGTTGTCAACATTTCTGAATCGGGCGAAATAAGACTACAAAAAAACAAGATCGTTCGTTCTGAGTATAGAATGGAAGACGTTGAAATTGGTGAAGATGAAGAGGTGATACTGCGCGGTTATGCTGTGGTTTACAATTCAGATTCCGAAAATATGGGTGGTTTCTACGAACAAATTGCACCGGGCGCGTTTCGCGATGTTATGGGTGATGATGTTCGTGCATACTTAAACCACGACGAAAATCGTCTTTTGGGCCGTGTGTCATCGGGAACGTTGACCATCAGTTCAGACGACCGCGGATTGTATTACGAGGTGAAAATGCCGAATACAACATATGCGAAAGACCTTATTGAATTAATGAAACGCGGCGACATCAATCAATCGTCGTTTGCGTTTTTAATAGGTGATAACTATTGGGAAGAGCGCAATGGCGAAACATACCGAATCATCACAAAGATATCACGATTGTTAGACGTTTCACCAGTAGCACAACCGGCTTATCCGGACGCTACAAGTGAAATTACAACGCGAGATTTGGAAACAGAACCCGAAGTTAAGGTTGAAGCAGTTGCGCCGATAGAGGTTGCGCCCGTTGAAGCTGAAATAAAAGAAGATGATTCCAACATTTATTTATATAAAAGTAAAATTCTAAATCTGTAAACGATGAAAAACATCGAATTGCGCGGTAAACGTGCTGAAGTAATCAAAGGCGCAACGGCTATTGTTGACGCTGCTCAAGCTGAAGGCCGTGGTCTAAACGCTGAGGAAAAGTCAAAATTTGACGCAATGGAAAGTGATGCAAGAAGCATCAAAGACCAAATCGACACACTTGAACGTGCTGCCGATATGAAAAAAGAGTTAGCCGCAAACGCTGAAGTTCGCGAAGCTGCTCCGAAATCAACGAGTAAAGGCGCTTTCGAAAAGTACCTTCGCAACGGAATGAGTGCATTAAGCAACGACGAACGTTCGATGATGGCTCAATTGAGAGGTACCTCAACGCAAGTTGTTGGAACTGATTCTTTGGGTGGCTTCTTAGTTCCTCAAGACTTTAGTAACGAACTTGATATGGCAAGTCTTTTCACCGGTGAGGTTGAAAGATTAGCAAAAAAATTGAACACTTCGGGTGGTGCTTTGTTGGATTATCCAACAATCAACGACACGGCTACAAACGGCGCGCTTATTTCTGAAGCTGCTGCGGTAACTGTTCAAGATATGACGTTCGCAAACAAGCAATTGAGTGCATACAACTACGCATCTCAAGTGAAAGTTTCAATGCAATTGCTACAAGATAACGCATTCGACTTGAACGCGTTCCTTGCTGAAGCATTAGGCGAAAGAATTGCACGCGCGACAAACGCAGCGTTCACTACTGGAACCGGATCTTCTCAGCCACAAGGCTTGATCACTGGTGGTGCTTTAGGCGCAACCGCTGCTGGAGCGACTGCAATCACTGCTGATGACGTTCTAAACCTTATCTATTCATTAGACCCGTCTTACCGCAACAAAGCGTCTTTCGGTCTTATGGCAAATGATGCGGTCATCTCTGCAATACGTGCTTTGGGTCTTGGTTCTGCTAACGACTTCCCAGTATTTATCCCAAGTATGCAAGTAGGCGAACCGGACAAATTGTTCGGGTACAATTTGTACTACAACAATGATATGGCTTCAGCCATCTCAACGGGTGCGAAAACGTTGGTTGCTGCTGATTTTAGCAAGTTTGTTGTTCGCTCAACTGGTGGTGTTCAATTGATTCGCTTAAACGAGCGCTACATGGACGAACTTGAAATTGGCTTCATCGCTACTTCAAGAAAAGACTCAGCGGTTCTTGATAGCCGTGCGGTTAAATATTTGGCACAAGCCTAATAATGAAAGTTAGATTTTTAAAATCTATCTCCGGAAACGGGTTCCACTATCGCAAAGATGCGGTGGTGGAACTTACTTCCACGGAAATGGTCACAGACTTTTTGAACGCTGGTTTTTGCGTAGCAATTGCCGAAGCACCAAAAGCGCGTGCAAAAAAAGCGGTTAAAATAACCAAAAAAGAAACACGATAGATGGCATTTGATATTGTAACACCGGCGGCAAGTGAAGCCATTTCGCTAAGCGACGCAAAAAACTTTTTGCGCGTTGACCATAGCGATGACGACACTTTGATTGCTGCATTAATTTCGGCCGCGCGTTCAATGTGCGAAGAGTACACACGCCGGATTTTAGTGACCACGACAATTGACGAATACTTTGATAAGTTCCCAACAAACCGTTGGAACAATTTGTCAAACCTTTTGTATTTGTCACGCGGTCCCGTTGCGTCAATATCATTAGTCAAATACGTGGACGCAATCGGTTCAGTGGTAACGGTTGCGGCTGACGGATACATCACGGATGTAATTTCAGAACCGGCACGCGTGCAATCCGTTTCGGGTTGGTATGCACCCGCTGGAGTTGTCAATCAAGTGATTGTCCAATATGTGGTTGGTTCGGACGTTGCGTCCATTCCTAAGCCATTAATTCAAGGAATGATGTTGGTGATATCAGACTTATACGATCAGAGAAGTGATCGTGTTCATAGGCTGCCAACATCTTCGGAATACCTTTGGAATCCATACAGAATTTTTACATTCTAATGATTAAGCAAGCCGGAGAACTTGACCGACGAATCACGATCCAATCCTTTACCACATCAACAGATGACTTTGGTGAAGTGAACAAATCGTTTATCACCTTGGCCAATGTATGGTCGAAGGTTGAGGATAAGAGCGGAAGCGAAGGCGAAGAGGGTGAACAAATAGTTGCAACAAGACGCGTTGATTTTTTCATTCGTTATCGTGCTGATATAAACGAACAAATGCGCATCATATATGAAAATGAAACGTACAAGATTGAATCCATTATCAATGGCGATTCAAGAAAAGCGTTCCAAAAGATTGTGACACGATGGGCAGACTAAGCGACTATGTAAACTCCGGGGGCAAAATAGGCGGCAAATCTTCAAGCCGCGGGAGCGGGGTGTTTGTTGGGTTTGACGAAAAGGATGTTCGACGGGAATTTGAACGAGCGTTCAAAGAATTAGAAACACTTAGTGAAGGCGTCACAACGGCGCAAATAAGACGCATCGCACGTAGGTCATTGAAACCAATGGTCGAGGCTTACAAAAACGAAATCACGGATTTAGCAAGTGGATCGTTCAAGGTGTACAGAAACGGCGGAATATATGCACAAATATCAAAAGGGCAATTGGCCAAATCAATGGGGGTTATCACCACAAAGATTAGGAAGGGCGCAACGTTTGCATCTTTGTCAGTTGGTCCACGTGTTAAAGGTTCATTTTCGGACCCGGAAAAGGGTGGGTGGTTTGCTCACTTTTTAGAGTATGGTTATTTAAACAATGGAACATACAACGGTGCGAACAAAGGTTTTGCAACACGTGCAAAGAAAAAAGGAAATGAGCGGCGTTGGAAACACATTCAAAAGATTGATGCGTTCATTTTTAAATAAACAAGTAAAGGCCGCACGAATATGATTGAGAAGGTAATAAAATACAAGTTCGATAATGATTCAGATTTGAATACATTGTTTGGCGGGCGTGTGTTTCCAGTTGTTTCAGCGCAAACAAAAGCGACGCCATTCGCGGTGTATGAGGTGGTGAATATTTCCACAAGTATGACGAAGGAAAGCGATTCCAATATTGATGAAATAGATGTCCGGATCACGTTGGTTTCAACGAAATATTCGGACACACAAGACGCGGTTGAATATGTTCGTAGTGCATTCGTGAGAATCAAAGGAACTATTCAAGGCGTGAAATTGCAATCGTGTATGTTCGAAGGGCAGCGCGATTTGTTCAGCGATGACGAACGAACTTTCGGATCACAATGTGATTTGAAATTCAGAGTTTCGCGTGATTGATTTATAAATTTATAAAAATTAAAAAGTAAAAAAATGGCCTCAACAAGTATTATGAATGCAACCGATGTTGTGATTCAAATTTCAGAAGACGCTGGGACAAGTTTCGACATCATAGGTCGTGCAAATTCCGCATCACTTAGTGTTTCAATGGAAACACGTGACACAACAACCAAAGATTCAGCCGGATGGCAAGAGAATCTTGAAGGTCTAAAATCGTGGAGTCTTAGCGGCGACGGATTAGTGACTTATTCAATCGCTGGTGATTTCGATACTCCGGATGATTTGTTCACTTTGTTATCAAACCGCACATTGGTGAAGATCAAGTTTGGTTCGTCTACAACTGCGGAAATCGATTACACGGGTGACGCATACATCACAAGCTACGAGCAAGAAGCGGGAACAGAAGAAAATGTGACGTTCTCTTTTGGCTTTACTGGAACGGGTGTTCTAACTCAAGCGGCGGTTGCCTAGTAAGTAAATAGGGATCGTCCACTGGGCGGTCCCTTTATTAAACATCACAACAAACAACAACAACAAAACAAAACAAAACAAACAACAACAAAACAAAACAACAACATGACACAAATTATTGAAATTGCAGATCGCAAACATCCAATAAGATTTGGATTTAATGCGTTGCGTGAGTTCTCAAGAATGACGGGAACAACATTGGCGCAACTTGAAAAACTTGGTGAAGATATGACCTTGGACCACGCGATCACTTTAATGTATTGCGGTTTTAAAGATGGCGCAAGGAAAGACAAGTCACCGTTTAGATATGAAGTAGCGGACATTGCGGATTGGATTGATGAAGACGAAACTATTTTAGAAAAGTCTTTCGCAATATTCGAGAAACAATTTACGACCGACGCGGAAAAAAAGACATAGGCCGAAGCGGTCAAACGAACAAAAAGGAATCCACATGGGATGACTTAGAAGCGTTCGCCTTCGGCCAAATTGGATTGATGCCGGAATCGTTTTATGATTTATTACCACGTGAGTGGACCAATATGGTCATCGGGTGGAATGAGTTGGAAAACAGAAAGGAACAAACGGAGTGGGAAAGGATAAGATGGCAAACGACATTGTTGCTTAATCCACACACAAAGAAAAGCATCAAGGCAAAAGATTTGATTGTGTTTCCATGGGAATCACAAGAGAAAAAGCAACACAAGGTGTGGACACGCGGCGAAATATTAGCCGAGATAAACGAACGAAAAGAACGCGCAAAGCAAAAGAATGGCAAATTTAAGCAGTCTTAATTTCAGACTCTCGGCAAATATCTCACCTTTTCAAAAGGGACTAAACAAGGCCGGCCGATCAATGGATAGATTCGGTCGCCAAATGCAACAAACGGGGAAAAACTTGTCAATGAAATTGACGGCCCCAATTGTCGCATTGGGTGCGATATCATTCAGCGTGTTCAAAAGTTTCGAAGCAGAGATGTCGAAGGTCAAGGCCGTTTCGGGTGCGACCGCTGAAGAGTTCAAGATGTTGTCCGACAACGCCAAATCATTAGGGGCGTCAACGATGTTCACCGCGCGCGAGGTTGCTGGGTTACAAACTGAGTTCGCAAAATTAGGATTCACAGCATCGGAAATTACCAAGGTAACACAAGCAACGTTGAACCTTGCGCAAGCATCGGGAAGCGACTTAGCACGTGCCGCGGAAGTTGCTGGGTCTACATTGCGGGCGTTTGGATTAGATGCGTCACAGACCGGAATGCTTACCGATGTGATGGCGAAATCGTTTACATCATCCGCAATGGATATGGAAACATTTGCGGAATCAATGAAATTCGTGGCACCGGTTGCGAAAGCCGCGGGAATGTCCGTTCAAGAAACGTCCGCAATGCTTGCGGTGTTAGCCAACGCTGGGATCAAAGGGTCGCAAGCGGGTACCGCATTGCGTCGTATTATCTCGGAAATTGGGGCAACCGGAAAAACAACCGGTGAAGCATTGAAAGATTTAGCATCTAAGGGGCTGGACCTTGCGGATGCGAAAGATGAGGTTGGTCGTTCGGCACAATCCGCATTGCTTGTATTGGCGGGCGGTGTTGATCAAATAGCGCCGTTGACGGAAGCGTTTAAAAATTCCGCCGGTGCCGCCGCAGAGTTAGCGGATGAAATGGGGAACAATGCGCTTGGTGCATCTAAGCGCATGGAATCCGCAATCGAGGGACTAGGTATTTCAATTGGTGAGATTGTAGCCGTTGCCCTTGTGCCGTTGATTGAGTGGATAGCAAAACTTGCGGGGTGGTTGAATGATCTTGGTCCTAAAATGAAAAGGACTATTGTGTTTATCGCGGGTCTTGCCGCGGCAATAGGCCCATTGATATTCGTCACGGGTAGTTTAATTCGTAATTTTATTGTTCTACGCGCGGCCATTTTAGGCTTTGGATTAGCGTCTAAACTTGCAGCCATAAGAACAACGGCGTTCACAATTGCGCAAAGAGTTGCAACGGTGGCAACCCGTTTGTTTAATTTAGCATTAAAGGCAAACCCGATCGGGTTGGTCATTGGGTTGGTTGCGGCGTTAGCGTCTGCAATGTATTTGCTAACGCGGAGAAAAAAAGAAATTTAGCAGTTGAAAAGGGATTGACCGATTCCGCAAAAAGAGAGATAGCACAAAGCAAAAGTTCGCTTATCACAAGCCAAGCAATTTGATGAACACCATCAAAAGCCAAAAACATAACAAACGAGCAACGCGGCCGTTTGGTTAATAGACTAAACACCGAGTATAAAGGATTTATTGCCTAATCTCATTAGTGAGAAAACAAGTGTCCAAGATATAACAAAGGCGCAGAGGGAAATGAACAAACAAATGGTGAAGAAAATCGCCATGATCGCCGCGCAAGATAGAATGACCGAGGCAATGAAACTCGCCGTCAATATGCAAAAGCTGTATGATGACACATTGGAGCGGTCGACAAAGTTAGCGGTGGAATCACAAAAGGTGTTTGGCCGCGTATTAACTACGGAAGAGGCAATGACCGCCGCAAATAGATCCGGGAACGAGGCAAAGAAAAATCTCGGATTGACAATAGCATCCAATAATGGGTTGCTTATTATGTACGAAGAGGGGCTAAAACAAGCGACAGAAAAACTTGTTGATATTAGCGAAAAGGTTGATGTAATGTCAACAACAATGACATCAACCTCGGTGTCAACCGATGAAGCAACCGAATCTGTGTCGGAATATGCGGACGCGCTGGACCGGGTGCGGGGCTTCAGTACAAAGCCGTTTGAAGAAGACTTTGGTGATGGTGATGAAGAGGCTGAGGACTTTGAACCGGGTAGCTTTGAGGCTTTACGGGCTAACTACGTAAAGACACGCTTAGCCGCGATGGAATTATCGGAAGGTATTTCCACGGCAATGAAGGCCGCCGCGACAGATACGATCGTTGGGATGGCACAAATTGGTGGCGCAATCTTAGCGGGTGAAGCTACGTTCAAAGATATGGGAAGTTTCATCCTTCGTCAATTTGCAACCTTATTGTCGCAACTCGGTGAGATGTTTATCAAATATGGGATGGCGTTGGTAAGTTTCCAAATAGCAACCATATCAATGAACGGTCCATTAGCAATTGCCGCGGGTGTTGCGCTCATTGGTGCCGGCGCAGCGATTAACGCGAGAATGAGCAAGATGGCCGAAGGCGGCATCCCGGGATTGGCCGAAGGTGGAATCGTAACGGGGCCAACATTAGCACTCATTGGCGAGGGTCGAGAATCTGAAGCGGTGATCCCGTTGTCAAAACTTAGCGCAATGATGGATGGCGGCGGCGGATCGCAACGCGTTGAGGTCGTTGGTAGAATAAGCGGATCGGACATCTTGTTGTCTAACGAACGCGCAGCAAGAAACAGAACAAGACAAAGAGGTTTTTAAGATATGGCGATTAGATACTTCAGCGAGTTTAAATCGGATTTAGACAACGAGTACAAAATTGAAATACATGACACCGAGTTTGTTGGCGTTGTTGAATCGTTCAATGTTTCCGGCGACGGCTTTGCATTAAGTTACGACGGGCAAACGGACAACATTGTCAGTTCAATCATTGGGTCGCAATGTGACATCTTCGCCTATAACAACACGTCTACTTTCAACAACTTGATTGAAGATTTGAAGCTATATCAAGAGGAGCGTTTTTTTGTTCGTATTTATAAGCGAATAGATATCACAGATTTCTTTGAACCACGTGTTGTTGCTGATGGCGGAACGGTTGAATCAATGTCGTGTTTGTTGGCGGATGTTGCGGAGTTGGGCGGATCGGCACAAATGGAATTGTTTTGGACTGGAATTATACTTCAAGATCTTATTGAAATTGAAGATGTTTCAAAGCCATATATTTTCAAGATAAGCGCAACAGATGGCATTGGTCATTTAGCAAACCAAGAATATACCGGAACGGTGAACACCACGGTCAATGATTTATTGAAATCAGCAATTGACGCAATTGGAATGGCGGACTTGTATTCGTCAACGGATCCTTATTTCGCTACAACCGTAAACATTTGGGACACCAACCAAGTGTATTCAACCGCCACCGATGTTTTGAACGTCACGCGTTTTGATGCTTTAGTCTATGCGGAAAAAGATGAAGATGGCACAGTGACCTATTCAAATTATCTGACTATCATCAATGAATTGTGCTTGTCTTTCGGTGCGCGATTCTATCAAAGAATGGGCTTTTACTTTGAACAATATTTAGAACGTTCGGTTGATATTCGCCGGGTGTTTGAATACGATAAAACGGGGGTGCAACTTTCAAACAACCTTGTTGACGACGACATCATCATCAATCAAACACTAACCAGCGGAGCAAGATTAAGTGGAAACAAGTTCAACTTTTTGCCGGCATTGAAAAAGGTTCAAATTGCCTACAACCAAAGTAGAATGAACAACTTGTTGGCCAACAGATTAACATTCACCGGATCAACGGCGCGTCAACCAATGGGGTTTGTGACTGATGACAACGATTCGCAAATTCGCGTTCAAGGTCTTTTGACATATCGTTTCGACTACAACGGAACCGGCGCAACCGCAAGCAAGGAATTTTATCGCCCGATGTTCGCCGCCGAAATAAGAATCGAAGACGCAGCAAGTCCCGGAACGTTTCACTATTTGAAGCGTGATTTTATTGGCACAAGTTTAACCCCATCGCCATTGTACGGCCCAACATCGTGGACGACATCCGCGTCACATTATTACCTTGATGCGGGAATGGGAGCAAACGACATAAGTGGTTTGTATATTCAAAATCCATTTGCATTCATCACTCCGCCATTGCCCGTTGATGGCGATGCGGAGTTGGACATCAACTTTTCAAACGTCTATGATTTAGATAACAACGCCCAAACGGTCCCGGTAAAACTACACCGACACCAATAGATCTACTGAAGTAACGGCGACATTTATAAACAACGATGGCGATCCGAATGTTGTGACGACCTATTCAGCAACGAACACCGACGCGAAAATTAATTCAAATTTGATTTTAGATTTGGGTGAAATTAGATTGTCGGATTCGAATGGCTCGCAAGGTAGCTACTATGTATACAACGGGGCCAATTGGGTGGCGTCATCATTGTGGCGTCGCAGTAATACCGGGACATACTACACTCTTTTGAAGCTATTGACAAAGGAAATATTGTCATTGCATAAAAAACCAATTGAGAGATACAACGGAACTGTTGTCGGCTCGCATCCTTTTTCCATTAGATACTCTTTTGATTCCGCAATTATTTGGTTGCCAATGAGTGGGTCATACAATGCGAACAATGAAGAGTGGTCTTCGGAATGGTTTAAAAATACAATCCATAGAAAACCGAGAT